TTTTAGGCATTGAACATTTCCTCATATATAAAACGCATATCTTCTTTGCCCCATTTAACATGTACGCCAAGTGATTGCTTAAACATAGTTTCTAAATTATACTTACCGTTAACTAAATCACCCGTTTCATCTAATCTAAATTGAGCTGTACTATGTATAATTCCATCCATGTATTTGGCTTCAATAAAAGGATCATCGACCTCTACGCATCCGTACATATCTATGGCATGCATCCTGCCATCACTGTCATAAAAATGACAATGAGGATACATAGTAAGTTTGTAAACTCCACTAGAGTATGCATCTATCATAATGTTGCGAATTTGTTGTTTCCAATCGCTTGGAAGTGCGTTGCCTGTATAGAGTATTTCGTTACAAGTTGGTCCGTACCATTTATAAAATATTCGTTTACTCACACGGTCTATATCAACTATTTCAGGAGCCCATGAACGATTACTAAACTTTTGTGCATATTCTATTTCTTTAAAGAAAAAATAATCAACAACTTCGTCTGTGTAACCAACACGATTGGGTTGCCACATACGTTGATATTTGTTTTGCCAATCGTAGTTGGCGCAGAATGTTTTTCCGTCAGGACTTATTAACGGCTCATATGTTTGTTGCGACATGCAATTAGGAGTACCGTCATTGTCATATTTGTAAAAAGGTTTCCAATCACTTATTATCATACAAATGGTCTCTTGGACTCCAGCCTACTCGAGGTCTGTCACTAAAAAAGCAACTGGCAATCCATTTAGTGCCTGAAGTTATTTTTGTACTTTCATGAATAGTTGACCAATTTGTTGCTTCATCATAACATTGTTGAAAATACAAGAAAGAGCCAGTCTTTGGTTTTACAGTTACGTTGTGTTTAGGAAAGTAAGTTTCGCCGCCTTTGAAATTGTCATTTAGATAGAATATTCCAGTTCCTACTCTGTCACCGCCGTACTTGTAATAATTAATCTGTCTTGGATCATAAGGGTAATCATGATGGTATGCAAGAAACTGTCCTGTTTCGTAATTGTATACATCGATGGCTTCTATGTGACTATAAGGAATTCGTGCGGCTTGCACAATAGCTGTTGCCAATACATCGTAATCGTAAGGATCAACTCCTAAACTAATTCCCCGATCCTCTACTTCTTCTGTAACTTGTGCATAGGATTCAACACGGCTTTGATAACCGCTGTTAGGGTTCATTCCTGCTTGAGAATGTTTTTCTATTAAACGTTGACAAAACTCAGCAGTTAATAAGTTATCAAAAACACTAATACGAGGAAGCTCTAGCATCTTATGTTCTTCAAGTTGAATAACGTTAATGTTGATTGCTTTCAGACCTGTATCAGTTTCAATCCTGTCAAATTCTACACGTTGCAATTCAAACATAGTTTGCGGATCATTTTTAATATCCCATCGTTCTGCGTAGATGTTTGCATTATCTTTGTCGGCAGTAATGAAGCCATACTTTTTAGCATCATTGTACCATTTTACTATTCCGGTTTCCATCATTTATCCTAATTGAACTGCTCATTGAATTTATCAATTTTTCCGCATTGTCTACTACATTCGCGGACTGGACTAGTACCCCAGCTATCTCTAATAGTGGTAAATGTTTTTTCACCGAAAATTTCATCTAGTGTTTTTTCTTTTAAAGTTTCAAACTTAATACCTTTATCCAACATGTCTACTCGAGATGGGTGTATAGGCAACATAGCATTATAATCAAGCCAGCAACAAGGAATCACTTGTCCTTTAGCATTAATGTATATGCTTTTCTCATTCAAAACTTTACAGGAAATTTCTGCAGGTTCGTCTGTTCCAAGTAACTTAGATATTTTTTTGCTTTTAATAGAAGGAAATAATACATGACTAGTTGTGCCATCTTTGTTTAGCACCTGCAACTTGTCCTCTCTAAAACGAGATGTATTTTTAGATACAAAGTTTTTAAAACCTAACTGTTCACTTAATTCTCTACAAATTTCTACCTGGTGCTCGTTATGTTCAAATACCAGCATATCCCAAGTTGCTTCACCTCCTGCATTAATAAACATTCTAGCATTGTCTATAATTTTTACCCAGTCTGTACCAATGCGATATAAACTATGAGTATCAATTAACCCATCAATACCAAATCGAACATGTACTTTTAATCCAGCAAGTCCTTTCCAGAAATGCCAACTCTTTGCAGAGCCGTTTGTATTCATGCTTAAAGAAATAGTTGGATTTGTTTCTCTTAAGTATTGAAAAATCTTCAGTGTGTCTTTTGCAACAATAGGATCACCTAAGTTACCACACATATACAATCTATCTAACTGTTTTATAAAATCAACAGGAAACCATTGTTTGAATTGATCAAGAGTAATTTCATCTAATTCTAACCAAGGATTATCTAACCCTTGAATATTCCTTGCACACATAGGACAAGTAGCCTGGCATCGGCTAGTTACTTCCAAATGAACTGTTTTGATTTGGTTTAAATTATACATTTTGACCTATAATCATAAACCTTGTGTATAAAGGTAAAACTAGTTCTCTTGCCCATAACACTTTGACATGACATTGTTGTTTGAATTCTTCTAAGTCGTTGGCAATTCTAACGTGCTCCGGAATGTTGTAATTATTGCTCTGGAGAACTAGTAAACTGTTGTGAGGATGTCCACTGAGCCACAGATCATATTGATCTTGTGTAATGTGTTCGCAACTGGTATTGATAATAATATCAGCATCACTGCGTAGTGTACACATATCAGCTGTTACTGCTCTAAAACGTCCTTCTATTTCTTCTTTTTTGTTCATCATCGTAGCAACAGACTCGCAGTTAGGATCTATATCAACGCTACGAATGTTGCTGATAGGAAGATCAGATTGAAACAACATACTGGCTAAAACTCCTACCCAACCTCCGTGTATGTCAACACTTACTGGAAAGTCTAATTCCTTGTTACGTTCTGGGTAGATGTAATAGACCAAGTTTTCAATTAACCAGTCTTTACTTTTTAACTGCCCTTGCCAGAAAGCATCAAGAGTACGCATAGGATCTTTGCTTTCGCGAATGGCACACATCCAGTAGTGTAAATGTTCTAAGTCTATTTGCATTTTGGTATTTTACTATCCGCTGAGCTTACACAAGTAGGTGTAATACAGCGTCTAGGTTCCTTAAATAATTCAAAGTGTTCTAGTGTACCTAACGGTTCGTCATGGCAACTGTAACTACGCTTAACTTCGTTACCTCTAATTATAACACTTTGATAACCACTATTGCAAGTCCAATTTTGAAATTTATTAAATCCAAAAGCATTAAATCTTTCTGCTTGGTCAAAGTAGTAGTCTTTCACTCCGTCATTTAGGCGAATTTGATAAACTTCTTCTCCTTGCGACTTTTGTGGGAATCCTTCTTGCATTAGTTTAATCATGTCATCGGTATATCCGTCTACTATATGACTAGCAGTTGGATCACTTTGTGGTTTAAGAGTTACATTAATTCCACGTTTATGGAAACGTTCCATACGCTCATACAGTTCATAAAACTTTTCAGGAACCATTACTTGGTTAATAGTAACATGAACTAGTTCGTATTGTAACTGTAAACACTTATCGCCAAACTCTTGTTCTTTAGCGAACTCGTCGTGGAAGCTGGCAGTTATACTTCTACGTTGTAACAGTCCTGTTTTATCACACCAAGTTTTCCACCATTTGCTTCCTGGACTTAAATTAGTAGTCATATGGATACTTTGGTACGAACTTTCTTTTTCGTCCAAGTGCTGTACTAGATCCAAAAGATTTTTATAAGCAGTTGGCTCTCCGCCACTAAAACTCCAGTGAAATTCGTTAAAACCATTAGCTCTTGCTTGTCGTTTTATTTCATCAACTACAGAAGTGTAGACTTCCAGTGTTCGATGGTCAACACTATCACTTCGTGCATAAGGCCAACAGTAGCTGCAATTATAATTACAAAAACGTCCGAGTATCCAACTCACAGAAAATAGTGGTCGGTCCAACATAGTTCTCTGTCCAAAACGAACAATATTTTCAAAAGGTATTTGGTTAAAATTCATTACTGATATTTAACTGTAGTTTATACGGGTACCAAAATAACTTGACTTTGCCCAGAATTGAATATATACTATGCAAGTAGACGTGAGTGGAATTGGTAGACCTCCCCTGTGGTGTAACGAACGGCCACAGGGGGCCTGGGCCTAGTCAATATGACGGCTTTGTAGGTTCGAATCCTACCGTCTACACCATATTAACAACACACAGAGGCACAGATGAAAAAGGCACTTTTTGGTTTACTACTTATTGCTAATACCGCTTGGGCATGGAACTGGCAAGATCCAGATTCAAAATTTGACGTAACTCAAAATGAAGTATCACAAGTTCATCTAAAATGGGTTGTAGTCAAAGACGTCAATGCGGCATGTGCTGCCGAAAATAAAAAACGCGGTGGTAAAGTATGGCGTTTTGATGTTCAAGCCTGTTCATTTTGGGAGGGCAAAGAATGTGTAATTTACACTCCAAAAATGGCAAGTATTCATAATTTAGGACACGAAGTTCTGCATTGTTTTAGAGGTGCATACCATTGAGGGATTTAGTTGAAGACATTTATCGAGACGCCGAAATCTTAAACAAGATTCGGTCTCGGGACGACTATGCTCAAAATTTATATGCGGCATGGTGTAATATGCAATGGTGCCCAAAAGAATTGTGGCCTGCTATTAGACAAGACCGAGATAAAGATTTATGGCATGCCAGTTGGCGCGGCGCCGGCGGCATTGTAGCACGTCTTAGAAACCAAGGTGGCGACTATATGGATTGGTATTGTAGTGGCATGGGCGGACTTGCTACTTATGATCTGGAAGAAGGCGATCGTTATATGGCCGCAAAGAAGTACGTACCAGAAGGAACTATTACAGATGAGATTGCCACAGATCTTGACAGACTAGGTTGGTTTCCAGTACCATACGAAGACAACTAATTTATAGTTAAATACAACCTATGGAACAAAACGAAAAAT